GTTGAATCTGAATCACGTTCAAAGAATTTATCGTAGTGATTTGCTTCTGCTTTGATTAACTCCGCCAAAACGCTGTTTAATTTGTTTTTAAGCGACTGTTTATAGTATGGCGTGAATTTTATTTGCTCGAGTTGGTTTAGTGCAATCTGGCAGCTCATAACGCTGTTTGTAATTTTATCTTCTATTTTCATCTTGGTATATTTCTATTAATTCATCCACATTTTTACTCCAGTATAACTCTGGATGGTTAATTTTCAATAGTTCTAAAAATCTACTAAAACTAATTGCAAATTCTTTTATAAACGTTTCTGTTAAATCTAATTTTTCAGAGTTTAACCACGCTTTTTTGTTTATTTCCAGGAGTTTATTTCTTATTTGCATTCTCCTATTTTTGGAATAGCACTTGTAAAAGTAGTATTATGTGTTTTTTGCTTTTGGATCTGGCTACAATCGTTAATCGTAGTGTAAACCGTATGGTACGTAATAGCTGGATTTTGTGGCGTCCCTAAAATATTAAATGTTGAAAGTGCTACAATTCTATCACAGTTGCAATCTGCTGTTAAAACTTTCTCTTCTGTTGCTGTTTTGCTGCAAGAAGTAGCAGCGAATAATACTGATAATAATAATAATTTTTTCATAATTTTTTTTTAATTTGTTCTTGACCAATTTTGATTTTTAATTTCTCGTAATAATTTTTCGCATTTTGCGTAGGCATTTTTAGATATGTAGCTTTTTCGGGCGTTGTCTCCTAAAATAATACTTCGCTCCTGAGCGATACTCCAACGCTCCTCTTTTGACAATATTGTAAACCTGTAAACATCGGCTTCATATTTCAACACTTCGGTAAATTCTGTAAATGATATCATGTTATTTATTTGGTTTTAAATGTTTCGTTGTATAATTCTACTATTGTCCAAAATTTTTTTTGATTTGTCATAATACAGCATTTAGCTCCAAAATGACAAATATTTTGCTTTTCCATTTCTTTGGCTTGTTCAATTAATTCCTTTTTATTCAATTCATTTTTAGGAACTATGTGGCAATTTTCGATTAACCATTCTACTGCTGTTTTCATAATATTACTTCTATTTGATTTGCTTTTAGTTTTGATACTTCATTTTCTAATGCTTCGATTCGTAGCAATAAAAACTCAATTGTATTTTCCATTTTATTCTTGATTTAAAGTTAATAAATATGCTTTACAAGCGTTATAAACTGCTTGAATTTGCTTAAATTCTTCCGTACCTCTTTCGGTAGTTAATTTTTCATCACTTGCAAAAAACAAATCCCATTGTTCAATAGTTCTTTTTTCACATCCTATTTGTATTTTATCGCCTAAAATTGAAAAACTCCATTTGCAAAATAAAGGTAAATATGCAGTTTCTTTGTTTTTAGCCGAACTCAAATTAGCCGAACGCAAATCAGCCGAACTCAAATCAGCCCAACTCAAATCAGCCAAACTCAAATCAGCCCAACGCAAATTAGCCGAACTCAAATTAGCCGAACGCAAATTAGCCGAACTCAAATCAGCCAAACTCAAATCAGCCTTTTCTTTAATAGCTTTTTCAACTGCATCTTTTATAGTTGCATTTTCCGCTTCGTAAGTAAATAGCAAATCGCCAAAAATGCTTTTAATTTCTATTTTAGTCATCTTATTTTAAATTATTGATTATTTGATTGATTAAATTTTTTTGATACGTCATATCTTTTGATAAATGCAACTCTTGCAAAGCGATTTTAGCCTCTCTAATTTTCTTTTCGAGTTCGTTTACATATTCTTTCGCTTCATCGCTTTGATTGTCCTGTAATAGCCAAAAGTTATCTGATGCACTTGGCTCGTAGTCGTGTTCCTCTGTTGGATCATTTTTATATTTTGTCATTTTTATAAGTTTTACAAATTACATCTATTGCTTTTAATATTTCTGGCATTGCTTTTAAAGGTAAAAATCTGTGAAATCGTTTTAATTCCGTTTTTTCCTTCCATTTGTAGGGTCGGCCTACTGGGTTTTTATCGTTCATTTTTAAAAGATTTACCGCACGTTTGGCAGTGGTTAATTTCAAATTCTAAGTGAAAGTGTTCTTGTCTTAATTTATAATATCTTTCGATGTCGTGAAAGTATCTACTCGCTTCTTTTAAATCAATTGAAACGGAATATTGTAATCGTTCCATTTTTTTCTCAAGGCTTTTTAATTTTGCTTTCGGTGTCATAATTTTTTGATTTCTTTTTTTTCAATTGTAAAAGTATGGGTGTATAGCGTATCAAATATTTTTATACTTGAACCTAACTCAACATTTGAACATAATTCCAAATCTTTATCATTGATTATTAATTTAGCTTTCATTTTTAAAAGTTTGGTTATAGTATTCTGATGCTATCCATATGTAATTAGTACATCCTTCATTATAAGCATCTGTTATCTGCTGTTTTTCTAATTCAAAAAACGGATAATAATCGTTTATGAATTGTCTACCATCTGGGGTATTGGTGTTAAACAAATTTGGATGCTCAATTTCTAATTTGCTGAATAATTCTTGAATTGCTGTTTTCATAATTTCTTTATTTCAGTTTTTACTTCTTCCCAAAAATCTATTCTAAAATTATGAATATCATTATCTGGAATATCTTTTAAAATCTCATCAACTGCGATTAATGCACATTGTTTTGCTTCAGAACTCACAATTAGCCCAATATCTAAAAATTGTTTAAATAATTCATCACATTTTTCTTTTGGTGTCATACTCTCGTAATTTGAATTAATAAATAAGTTAAAATTATTCCCGCAAAAATCAATTGAGGGCGTTTGTGTTGTAGAAAGTGTTTCATAGTTTACTAAATGTTAATTTATTTGTACATAATTTACTGCCATCTTTAAATTTTATTACAACGTGTGAAGTGTTGAATAAAACTACCTCAGCTTCTTTGCTAAAGTAGTTTACTATATCCCCTATTTTCATTATCTTAAAGTTTTTAAATGTTCATCAATAACTAAAGCCATCATTTGCATATTATGTTTTGTTTTTGGAAACATTGTAGCTCCTCTAAAAGTAAATAACGCTTTTGCTTCTTCTTTTGTAATTGTTGTATTAAATGTTGTCATAATATTTGTTTTTTTATTTGTTGTTATCTGAGTACAAATATAAAGCAATTAATTTAATGCACAACAATTATCTAAACTATTTTTGTAATTTAAAATCATTCTAAATAAAAAACCACATTACACATTTACGTAATATCTTAATTTATTACGTTTTTTGGTAATAAAAAAACCACCCCGAAGAGTGGTTAAAAAACTATTAAGGGACTCGAACCCTTATTACGAATCTAACTCGATGTTACCAATTACACCAAATAGCTTTTATATTTTCTATAAATGTAATAAATCGGTATCAATAGCAATAACCACCAATAACTAAAAGTTTTTTCTATTTGTTTATGTTTAATTGCTACTTTTTTACTTTCGTTTTTAACGTGCTTTACTTCGCTTTTAATATCGCTTTGAATACTAATATGCTTTTTAGTCTTTACGTGCTTAATTTTAGCATTAAAATAGGTTTTACCATCAATAACAATCGGTTTTAAAGTATCAATAGGAATTATTTCGAGCTCATCTATAACAGTAGTGTCAATTAGTTTTGTCCTATCTACTATTTTAATTTCGGTTTTCGCTTCGGTTTGTGTTTTCGTTTCTTGTTTATCGACTATTACCTTTCGGGATCCACAGCCAACTAAAAGCAAAGATAAAATTATAAGTTTTTTCATAGTTAAAATATTAAAATAAATGTGTAATTCTCATTATTTGCCCATGTTTTTTATGGTGTACAAACCCTTCAACTGCTTTTGGTGCGTGTTCATATCCATTTTTATGATGCCAACTATCTGTGCCACTTGGCGTTCTTAACGCTTCAACACAAACACTCATATAATCTTTACTTATTTTATGGTGAAAATGGTGTATGTAAAAATATTTATGTTTACAATTAACCCAGTCTTTGCTTTCGTGAGCCATTAACATAGGTAAATCAGTTTGTTTTGCCCCATCTCCATGTGATGTACCTATTAAATTTTCACCATAAACAAAATATTTTCTATGTGATATGCTACAATCAAATTTTACATTTTCACAATTTCTAAAATGTGATTCAATTACTTGGGCTAAAAAGAAACCATTTGTATAATCGTGATTTGATGGATTAAAAACTACTTCAACATCCGCAACACAAATTAATTTTTCAATAATATCTACATACAATTGTTTTGCTATTAAAAAATTACTATGCCACATTCCGTCAGTATCTTGTGGTGTACCGCCCGTAGTTGTTCTTTTTGGATTATCTATATGTAAAATATCATTACCAATAACAAATAATATTTTATCAATATTCAAACTACTAACTTTGTCAAGTATTCCATTAACACCGCTCAAAACCCTTTGCACCGCTATTTGATTATTATATTCCTCTCCAACTTCAAAGGCACTGCATAATTTACCTATATGTATATCTGCCGGATCAATAACTAATAAATGTGGTTCGTTTTTAACCTCTCTAATGTAAGTGTTGTATTTTGGTGAATAAGTCTTTAAATCCTCTAAAAATAGTTTATGTAAATTTTCAATTTCTTTCTCAACGTCAACCCCTTTTATCGGCTCAGTAATAACCCATTGTTGATTGGTTGCTACGTTTGTACTTACTCGTTTGATTTGATGATTTAAAGGAATATCTATTAATTCCTTTGAGGTTAATTTTTCAACTTTTGTAATTACTTCCCCATCTTTATTTAAAGTTCGTTTGACTTCTTTAAATTCGGACTCGTGTAAATTTCGGAGTTTTAATAATTCGTTATATTGCTGCTGGGATAAATAATATTGTGGGTTTGAAAATTTATTAGAATTTCGTTCTTGTAGAATAAACCCCAAAGCGATTGCCTCGAATGGTTTTAACCTTATTTTTTTACGCATTTACTTGTTATAATTTTCGACCTCTGACAAGCGTCTATTAATTAAACCTTGAACTACAACTCCGCCAGCTTTATTCCAGCGTTTAAATTCGTTTGAAATAGTTATGTCTTTAGGATTTGCGTTTACTTTCTTTAAAAGTGTTGAGGTTGCAAAAGAATTAATTCCAATATTGTAAGCTAAAGAAACCAAACTATTAAATTGATTTTGTGTAACTTCTTTCAATAATAGCGATGTAACTCTTT